TCTTCAAGGCACAACCGCTGGACGCGGCGACCAGCCGTCTCACCGGCGTAGCCGATGCCGGCGTCGTAGTGGTCATCTGGGTCATCGTCCGACCAGATGGTGATGTGAGCCTGTGACAAAGACTCGATGTTCGACAGTGTGTACAGTCCTGAGGCGAACTCACCGGTCGGGTCACCAACCTTGATTCGCTTCGGATGACCGAGCGTGTTGTGGGTACCGTCAACCGCGCTGTCACGACTACTACCGTCGACCCAGAACGTCAGCGTCACGTTTCCGCCAGACTGGATCGCGCCGACTCGCCACTGGTGCCAGTTGCCATCCAGAAGGTCAACGCTGGAGCCGTTCCAACTCACCGACGTCGCAGACAGACTGGTGTGATCAATAACGAGGGTGAGTCCCTCGGATGAGCCGATGCGCGCGACGTACAGGATGAAGTCGACCGCGCCGAACGTGCCGCTTGCTACGTTCCACACCGCGAGCACGACCTGTGCGTCGCTCGCGGTGGTCGTGGTGGCTCGAAACCATCCGCTGATCATCCACGTGGTGTCGGCAACGTCGAGGTTCTCGATCAGTCCGTATCCGCTGTACGCACCAGACGACATGAAGTCGGGAAACTTAGCCGGGTCGCCGGGCGGGCCATCCACAGCAGCCAGGCTCGGGCTGTTGAAGATGGGCATCGGGGTGCCGCCGCTGAGCGCTGAGCCAAACTGAGTGGCGTCCGAGCCGTCGGACAGCGGCCAGTAGTAGACCGGCGAGGTGATCGGAATGGCTCGCAGCAGCGGCGCCTTCAACGCCCTGGCACCTTCTGTAAGCCGGCGCAGGATACCCGCCGCCTCCACGGGAACCCGGACCTTCCTGTCACCCGGCTCCCAGCGCGGCGCCCAGGTCGGAACTTCCATGACCGCGCGCACGTCGCCGTCGACCGAGATGCGTATCGGCGTGTTCCGACCGAGCTTCTGCCAGTACGTGGACGTGGGTACCCGGTTCGACCAGCGACCATCCTTGTCACGGTCGTAGAGAGTGAGCGTGCAGCTTCCTGGACTGGACTTGGACGAGCGCGAGTCTGCGCCTCGAGTGATGGTGATCGGGTCATCAGTCAAGACGTAGCGAGGCTCTGCCGTTACGTCGACCCAAACTCCGTCGATGAACAGCTCCACGGTCCTAGCCATGCGTCACCGCCGGCCGAACGCGACTTGTACATCCCCACCACCGTGAATGGTGACCAGTCGCTTGACCAGTTCAACGATCGCGCGATCACCGGCGAACTCCAGCCGGATGACCTGTCCACCGCCACCGCCCCCACCCGCTGGAACCACACGCTCGCCGGCCTGAAGCACCGCCACGACCTCACGACCAAACGCGCCAGACACGACACCACCGGTGTGGAAGTGAGGTAGCTTCGGCGCGCTGATCGTCTTGCCACCAACGAACGGCACCCAGGACGGTACGGTCCAGCTCAACCTGCCGATGGTGTTGTTCCACGCGTCAGCGACGAGGTTGAACGCGAACCGGAACGGACGCAAGATGATGTCAACGAGGTTCGAGAACGCTATCTTGATCGCGGTTGGGATAGCTTTGAACGTGGCCACCACACGATCAAACACACCAACGATTCCGGGCCACAGCGTGCCAGACAGCCAGTTCCACACGGCCATCGCGGCGTCCTTGATGCCACCCCACACCACTCGCCAGATGGTCTGGAACCACGTGGTCTTGGTGGCGATCAGCACAATTACGGCGACCAACGCGACGATGCCGGCGATGACGAGACCGATCGGGTTGGCGCTAAGCGCAGCGTTGAGTAGCCACTGCGCACCGGCCCAGATCTTCGAACCAACCGCTGCGGCCTTGCTCACGACCGTGTGAGCTACCGTGGCCAGGTTGCCGGCCTTCAGCCAGGTCACCATGCCCTTGAGGCTGGGTATCAAGAAGTTGAAGATGCCGGACGCTAGGTCACCTACACCGAAGCCAAGCAACAGCAACGTCTGTAGGCCGAAGTCACCGGACGACGCCGCTCGCAGACCTGAGAACCCATCCTGCAGACCGGTGAGGGTGTCGCGGAAGCCCATCGCCCTGGTCTCGGTTCGGTCTGCCGCCTCGCCCACTCGGTCGAACGCGTTGGCAGACTCACGTACCTCGCGCGACATGGACTTGGCACTGTCACCCACACGGTCGAAGGTGCGCTCCAGTTGTGCGGAGTCACCAGCGAAGGTGAGCGTGACCTGGTTCTTTCCAGCCATTACGTCACCTCCACACCGGCCTGGCGGGCGACATCGAGAAGTGCCTCACGCATGATGTCGACCAGCTCGCCCGAGTCACGTGCCTTGTAGTAGCCCGCGTACAGGTAGCGCCCTTCCTTTAGGAATGCGCGCTTCACGCTCTTTCTCTTACCGATCCGACCACCGAAGTCGAGCCACGGGTAGTACGGCGCCTTGCGACCACCGGCCGATACGCGAACGGCGGTCCGCGTGGACTGGGGTTTGATGCTGCCTGCGGCCTTGCCAGACCTCCTTGGAACACGCGGTCTGGCATAGCCAATGACTACATCGGCTGCCTGGTTCATGGCCAACCGAAGTGCCTTGGGGAGGTCGGAGTCTAGCTTGCGAAGGTTGCGGTTGAACTCAGCCAGACCCTGAATCTTGATCGGCTCAGCCATGTTCAACCTCCCTTCACCTTGTTTAACTCAAGTTCTTCACGCTGGGCCTTACGGCTGTAGTACATGCCCCAGTGAATGAACTCGTCGTTAGACATCTCCGTCCGCATGCAAGCCACCGTCATCCCCAGCTTCTGAGCTAGGAAGAACTCGAACTCCATCGTCGGGTTCGCCTCGAAGGCTTTTGTACGCCTCCTTCGCAGCCGACTCGATCAAGCCGGACAGCTCACCGATTCGACGTGAGACCAACTCGACATCACCGGCCGGCCACGCATCCATCAACCGCTTCACATCGGCATCAGTAAGCTGCTGCGAGTCATCGACCACCACGCCGTACTTGATGACGGTCCGTTCCTTGTCTGCGAGTGATGGCGCCGACTCCACGCGAAACGCCTCTGCACGAGACAAAGCGCGCACCCTTACCACACCAAAGCCGGGGATATCAACGTCATCCTCTGGCAGACGCGGCTTGAGTAGCAGGTCCTTGTCCATCTCACTTCCCTACGACTGTGCGGTGGTGGTGATCTCACCGTCGATGTCAAGCTCCAATGACCAGCGAACGTGGTCGGCGACAGGGTTCGTCTCGGTGTACTTGACAATGACTCCAACAAACGTGTCCTGTGGCTTACCCGAGCCGGTTCCCTCGGGACGTCGCGTGATTCGAACCAGTGTCTCGGTGTCATCGTCATAAAGCGGCAGAATCACAGCACGCGGACCGACGGACGCAGCCGAATCGTAGACACCCGACATCGTGAAGGTGCTGTCCTTGAGGCCCTTCGCCTTACGCTTCGCGTCGTTGCCATACGTGGTGACCTCGTTGACATCGCGTTCGCGCGGAATCTCGGACGTGTCCACATAGGTCGAGATGTCAGAGCCACCAGACACCGGAACGCTCGCACTCGATATGAGTACGATCGTATTCTTGCTGTGCACCAAACTCATGTCAGGCTCCTCGTCCTGCGATGTCGAGATTAAAGACGGCGCACAAGTAGTCGTTTCCGCCGACGGTGTTTACGTCAGTGACCCAGTCCTTCACACGTACCGCATCACACGAGGTGTAAGAACCCCTGTCGCCATCGAGTAGTGCCTTCACCGACTCTGACCCAGAGCCGTCCATGTACTTCGTAAGCAAATCACGTGTCTGCCGCGCGGTAGGATTACCAACCGCGACAACTACGACGCCGTTCATTCGATCAAAACCACGACCGTAAGTCTCATCGAAAGTGCCCTCGGTCGGGTACTCAACTATCGCGGCGGGCGCGATGATGGTTGCCTGGGGATATGCATAGGTTCGACCAGCGAGCGACGGAGCCTGACGGAGCCGCACCGCGATCTCATCCATGACATCACCAATGTTCATCAGAAGTTCCTCCGTGGTCGGACATACTTCCTCAGCGACACACCAACATCGGGATCAACGCGTGATAGCAGGCGCATTTCATTGCCTTGGTCTGGACTCCCAGCGATACCAAACGGCGAGTCACGCCGAACGGCGAAGCGATTCGACTGAAGAAGACACGCCAGCTCAACCGCGGCAGGAACAGCCGACCAACCCCAGTCTTCTGTGGTGATGGCGACGCCGTTCTCAACGGACGTTGGCTGGATCACCGAAGTAATACGAACCGCAATACGCGTGTACGGCATTCCCTCGTACAGCCCGGCGTTTGTAGGTTCGAGTGCGTAGTCGTTGATGACGCCGTCAGATGTCTCTACGACTACACTGCCAGTAACCGGCATCAAGTCGTCCATGAGCACGACCCAGCGGCGTCGACGGTAGTTGTACGATGCGGTGTAGAGACGCTCCTGAGATGATGCGACCCGACCGAACTGACGATTGCAGTGATTGTCAATCGCACGGGAGGCAGCGGTGATGTACATGGCCAGCTGGACATCATCGACTAGGTCGTCCACGCGAACGTAGTCCTTCAGCTTAGTCAGCGTGGTGTAGTCAGGGGCCCACGTCATCTCCGCTACCTCCCTTCACAATCGTCAGTTGGTCGGACTACGCATTGTCATAGATGACTTGTCGAACCCCTCCGATGTCGGTGTTAGCGAACGCCTTGTAGCCCCAGATCGCCAGGTCCACCATCGCGACCGGCGCGTAGCCGCCAGCGGAGGGGGTGCCCGGGAACTCAAGCCGCTGCGGAGTGGTCGCCCAACCCCATACGACCGCTGGATCGAAGAGCCACGAGTTGTTCGCCGAGCCACTAACTGCGGTGAGTGCGCCCGTGGGAATACCGACCACACCAGCCAGGTCGAGCTGCCGGAAGCGCGAACTCGCGGCTCCGGCTGCGTTCATCGGGTTGATGATCGGGTACAGCAGCCGGCCGTCGGAGTCCTTCGCCGCAACGAACGCCTTGTACAGCCACTTCTCCAGCGCGAATGCCGAGAAGTCATAGCTCCGAACGTTGAACTGCAGATCCGCCAACGCGGAGTTCCACGCGGCCTGAAGTGCGGAGTCAACGACGGCGACACCGAGGTTGATGTCGGTAGCGGCGGTGAGCGTGTTCAGGAACGTCCCAGCTGCTGTCTCCAGGCCCTCACGGTAGCCACGCACCATCTGGTTGAAGATGAGCGTCGAGACCGCCGGGTTGCCACCCATGTCCCAGACCTCGCGGGTGATGGATGCCTTGCCACTGAGTGCGGTTGGCGTCACCGTCTGGCTGGTCGTGACGAACGTACCGGCGGTCGGTTCGGTGCCCTCGGTGTGATCACCAACCAGGCCGCTGGACGAGCTGAACTTCGGGAAGACGAACGGCTGCACCCCGTTCGGCGGAACACCGCGACTGATCATGTTCCACAGCGGTGTCGGTAGGTCGCGCTGGTCGACGTACATGTCGGGACGCTGGATGTCCGGGTTCAGCTCGTTGACGTCGGTCGTGACGACGGTCGAGAACGTCTCCTGAAGCAGGCCCATGACGCGCCGGCCGGCGTCGGTGTTGGTCCCGTAGACGTCGTTCACCCGCGACATCTCCAGCAGGTCGGTCGAGAACACAAACGCACCAGGCTGGAAGTTGCCGCCACGGTCGAAGCGGTACGGCGCCGGCTCACGAACGGCCGTGAGCGTGGTTGTCCGCGTCGGGTTCACGACGCTCGGACCCTCATCCGGAAGAGGAAGTGCCGGCGTCGGCCGAGCGTTGCCGAGGTAGTCCTGCATGAACGATGCGAACATCGCCTGCATGTCGGGCGCGGGTGCCGGAGCAGCCGGAGCAGGAGTTGGCGCAGGAGCGGTGCAGGCCACGCCCGGTGCGTGGTTCTGTCCGCACGTGGTGCACGGGTCCATGGGTTCTCCTAGGTCTCGACTCGCTGCCACCTTGGTCACGCGAG